CTGTGTTATCGTAGTCGTAGGTTACAGACAAAGCTACTGAAAAGTTTCCCTCTGCACTCATGTATGTTGATGTACTGTAGAATGTTTTTCTTTGTTCAGGGTTACCCATGTAAACAAACGGAGTTTTGAATATACTCAGAATGTTACTTGTATCAAAAGCGTTACCTGACTCCTGTTGAAAAACTTTACCACTTGATGCACCGTGTAATACAAACTCTTCTTGTTCTATGTATCCACTGTCTGCACATGTACACTCTATTCCAAACGTCTGTGCAAACTCAAATCCTATATTACCTCTGTATTCTCTTAATGCTCCAAGTATTCCCTGTGAAGAAGAAGTAGAAAAGATATATCTAAACTGTGACTTACTCCTAATTATTACAGATGATAGTGCATCTAAATCTTCTGACGCTATTACGTTTCGTATAGTAGATTGTATATTTTTAGATAGAGTCTCAAGATTAACGTCACCAATCTTGTTTGTACCACCGATAGGTCTTATACCGTCAGGTGCGAGGAATAACAAATCTCCCCCTAGTTCTATCACACTATCAGTAGAAAGGCAACCTAAATTTGATGTTACCGACTCTAGCACAAAGTTGGCTGAGTTGTCTCCTACAAGTCTCTTAATATTATTCTTACCAAATATAAATAATACGTTACGAAACTTCTTAATGGCTACTATTGCAAACCCTACGTTTATAACTCCACCACCATTTGCAGGACTAAAGTCTGTCTCGGCTGTTGGTGCAGAGAAAAACAAATTACTTGGTTGTGCAGGGTCTCCTGCTAAGAACAAATGGTTCTGAAACTCTGCACCTATCTTAGGGTCTGTGGGTGCGTTTGAGTCTGTTATCTGCGTATAAGTTGACCCATCGTATGTAGCTGCAGGATTTATACCATCTGTTAAAACTACTTTTGGTGTGCCAAAGTTTATTTCTGTAAATCTAACCTTGCTTACACCTGTCATTGTAGGTGAGCCACTTGTTGATACGGCTGTCCAACCTACGACTGTTGGAGTAGAAGTAACTGTTGTGGTGGCTGAAGATGTGCCACCTGTTAAAACATTATTAGTAGCAAATACAGATGTAGGCAGTCTACCAAAATTTATTGTTAAAGAAGCAGAAGCCTTTGCTATTACAGTTCCTGATACTCCTGTGGATGTATCATCACTAGAACTTTCTACGGCTGTAACTGTTTCTCCTACAGTAAAGCTTGAACCCTGACCTGATGTTACAGGAACAGTAAAATAAAAACTCCAGTGATGAAGGTAGTTGTTACCTGATGATGGTGTGCGACAAGCAAGAACCCCTTGATTAACACCGTTAGCAACAGCTATTCCTAAAACTGAACCTGTTCCGGGAACTGTACCAAAGTTATTAGCAAAACCAGTTAGTCTTCTATAACCACCTTCTAGGTTTGGCTCATAGTTCAGTAACTGTATTGCTGAACCGGGACTCTCTTCACCAAGAGATAAAACGTCTGCACCTGTATTTAAACCACCCCTGCAAACGGCTCTAAACGTGGAGACTGAATCAACCATTTAGCCACTCAGTCTTAGCATCTGTGATGTAAACTTTGGTCTGTTTATCATGGATGACCGAACAAACAGTGGGTCATCTAATAATAGTCTACGCATAGCCTTGATACCTTCTTGAAACTTAGCCTGATGTATTTGTGCAGACTGTTCATTAGACCTAAATCGCATCATGTATACCATAGCACCGTCTATAATTATATACTTAAATCTATCTGGTATAATCATTTCGTCATCAAATGCTGATAAGTCAGCAGGAAACTTATAGTAAACATATTCTATTACATAAGCTGCGTCAGGTAAAGGTGTTACACCAAACTTTTCTTCTGATGTTTGATAAACTAAGTCAGGAGATGTTCTTGCTCCTGTACCTGAGTTTTCTTCTATCGCCTTATATATTCTAACATACTCTTCAAAAGGTATGGTAGGAAGAGAACGAGCAGTATTACCTGCACTTGACAAAGCTTGTAAGTAAAATGTTTCCCAATCAACACTAGCCATATCATCAGGTAAGTCATATGTGCCTGTACCTGCTGTCAATGTCTGTGTGGTAGTAGTTTTAAGAAAGGGAAATTGATGACCATCTTGCAGTATTTCTCTTATTGCATTGTTGATAGCGTCCTTTGCTATCGCTTGTACGTTCTTTGCAGTAGAGAAGCCATCACCTGCAGTATTAAGTGGTACTTCATTCAATCTACGCAAGAGGTCATTTACTAATGTAATGTAGGTTGTTGCCACTAAATACTCCTGTTAATATAAATAGAGGGCAAGTTTTTACTGCACCTGCCCTCTAAGTAGTAATTTAAGCTAGTAAGTCTCTGTCGACTTCTGTTGCTTTATCCACAGCACCGTGGTCATTGCAGTCAATCACAGTTGCGTAGACTCTTAGTCTACCTGTGGCTGCTGCAGCACCTGCAATCGTGCAGTCAATAGTATCAGCAGTACTGATAAATTGAGTGTACGTTGAAGCTGCGTTGCCCACTACTGTGTTGGTTTGTCCATTAGAACCTGCAGCACAGAACCCTGCAGATGTGATGTCAGCACCATCAATGATGTCATCACCTCCACCAAAGTCCATGTCCAAAGTACAACTTGAAGTAAAGGCTTTCATCACTTCAGCACCTGCGTTTAGAACTAATGTTCCTGCAGGTATTTCAAGCATTTGAAAGACATCTCCGTTAGCAATAGTATTACCTGCTGCTATCAGAGCATCAATGTCCAAGTACTCTTGAATTGTTCGCACCATGTGTGTACCTGCGTTTGCAGGTAAAGTTGCAATGGAGTTAGCACCAACACCAGTGGTTGATTTTGCTGTTAAGTCAAAAGTTGCCATATTAGTACCCTCCCTTACGCTGCGTTATATTTAGCAGTCACGATAGCTTCTGGTCGAAGTATCTTTCTGCCATATAGGTGCATACCACGCACGATGTCAGCAAAGCTGTCAGGGTCACGGTATGTTTCAGTTTTGCTAAGTTGTTCAGCAGTCGCAACAGCAGAACCATGACCTGCAACAAGAACACCAAAGTTTGAGTTTTGGTTTGCAGTTCCAGTTGTAGCAGGACCTGTACCAACAGCAGGTAGGTTACTAGACACATAGAGTCTAAAACCTGCCAAGTTAGTTAGTGCAAGACCGTTTTTAAGTTCGGCTGCGTTGAAGTCAGCGTTTACCAACTTAGAGTTTTCATCACCCAATAACTCCATGAATACAGGGTCAACAACCAACCATCTATCCTGAGAATCAACTTGCTGTTGGTTTAACAGTCTGCTCATTCTGTTGATAAGAACCATTGGTGTGATGGCTGCTGTGGAAACTGCAGTAGCTCCCGGAGCTTGAGTTTGGATAGGGATTGAGTGGTCTCCTGCAGAGGAAGTAGTGATACTTCCAAAGGAGCTTTTGATTAACTTCATTGAAGAAAGAAGTTCATCAGACCCTGCAGTGCTTACTGCTTTTGTACCGTTAACTTGGTCGTTTTCAGCACTTGCCACAGCACTTAATGCAGACTGCTTGTACCCTGACATGTAACCAAGAACTTCTTGGTCATAGTTGTCAGCAAGCCTGTACGCTGCCCTATCAGTTGCGAGTTGCATAAAATTCACATGACTGTGAGCTTCCTCGATATCGTCCATTTTAAAAGCATAGTAGTTTGCTTTATCAACGACAAGTTGAAAGTCCTCGTCATCTAAATCCTGTGCAGTTACCTGTGTACCTCTTGCGTACTCTTTGACTGAAATTTCAGGCTCTTTAATAATTCGAACTGTATCACCTTGGTTAGCAATTTCCCCAAAGTAGTCAGAATTAGTAATATCGCCCACAACAGTCGATTTTCGAAACGCAAGCTGTACCTGTTTCGAATAGATTATTGGCGAAAAATTACCGTTAGGTAAATTGCCATAACCTGACGTTGTTTGAAAAGCCATAGTAAATCCTCCTATAAATTTGGCTTAATGAAAAGCTAAACACCGTAGGAAGAGGTTATACGTTCTAGAGTGCATATGGTTACTCCGTAGCTAACTTTGTAACCTATGGGTCTATAATTATATAAGTAGTCTGTACTCGTTTAAACTTTATGGTTTACTAAAACATAAAGGTAGTCAAAAAGAGGCTTTATGTCTTGGTCGTAGTTATATTAATAAAATATTGTTTGTCAACACTTTATCTTCTATTTCCTGATACATCGTAAATAAATTTACCAGAACGGATTGCTGCGTTTATTTTCTCAGCATTCCGAGCATAGTCGGTATCACTCATTTTCTCTACATCAGATTCCTTTATAGTATCTGCTAATTCCTCAGCATCTACTTCCGTCTTAGACGTTTTGTTTACAAGAGAAGCCGCAGCTTTTCTCTTATTCTTTTTGTCACCTGCTGTTAACCCCTTGTCAATCTTATATAAATCAATCACACGGATAACAGACTTGGCATCATCTGTATTCTCATAAAGAGCATTCTGCACCCA